GAAAAGTTACAACTGTTTTGTTCAGAAACAACATTGCCAGGTTCAAATCTAGCAACAGGTGAGTTATTAAATGATTTTTCTGGAGTTACAGACAGATATGTTCATCGTAGAATATTCGATCCAGAAATATCATTGACATTTTATTGTGATGCAAAAGAGTATTTACCTATCAGATATTTTGAATCTTGGATGTCATACATCACAGGAGACACTGCAGATTTTCATAGTGAAAACTTTTATTATAGAATAAAATTTCCAAATAACTACAAAGGTGGTCTAGAAATAACAAAGTTTGAAAAGAATCTACATTCACAAGACCCAATTAGAGGTAGAACAAGACCATTAACATATACTTTCATAAATGTTTTCCCAAAATCAATTGCATCAATACCAGTAACCTATGATGCATCTGATTTGTTGAAGTGCACAGTCACATTTAACTACTCTAGATATAGTGCAAAACCAGCTAACAACAATGCTAATGACCCATCATTTGCTTATCTTGCTGGTAAATTTGCTAATATTGCTGTAGATAAATTAACAGGAATAGATTTATTAGGAGATATAGTAGGAGGAGTTGTTCAGAGATCTTTATCTAATTAACCCTGCTATATAATATACTGAATTGCATAATAGGATATCATGCCTTTACCAAAAATTGCGACACCAACGTATAGTATGGTGTTACCGTCTTTAGAAAAGGAAATAAATTACAGACCTTTTCTAGTGAAAGAAGAAAAACTTTTAGTTCTTGCTTTAGAAAGTGAAGATACAAAACAAATCACTACAGCTATCAAAGCAGTTCTTAAGAGTTGTGTTCTTACTAAAGGAATTAAAGTAGAAACTTTACCTACATTCGATATTGAATATTTGTTTTTAAACATTCGTGGAAAATCTGTTGGAGAATCAATAGATGTTAATATAATTTGCCCTGATGATGAGAAAACAAGTGTTAAAGTTGTTATTGACTTAGATGATATTAAGGTTAACAAAACTGAAGGTCATTCAAATCAAATCAAACTAGATGAAAACTTAATGATGGAATTAAAGTATCCTTCTTTAGATGAATTTATTAAAAACAACTTTGACTTCAATGATCAAAATGCGATGGAGCAATCATTTAAATTAATCGCATCATGTATTGATAAAATATACAATGAAGAGGAAGTATGGGTAGCAGCAGATTGCACTAAGAAAGAAATAACAGAGTTTCTTGAATCGATGAACTCATCACAATTTAAAAAAATTGAGGAGTTCTTTACATCAATGCCTAAATTATCACATACTATTAAAGTAACTAATCCAAATACAAAGGTTGAAAGTGAAGTTGTGCTTGAGGGCTTAGCGTCTTTTTTCGGGTAGCAATGATCCATATGGATCTTGCTAGTTATTACCGATTGAACTTTTCGTTGATGCAATACCATAAATACTCATTAACTGAGATTGAAAACATGATGCCTTGGGAACGAGACATCTATGTTGGATTACTAAAACAACATCTCGAAGAGGAAGAACTTAAACGCAATCAGTCGAAAGCGAATGCCTAAACCAAATAAGGAAATTAAGCAATTACTTATAAATGATTTTGGATACGAACCCGTTGAGCTAGAATCTTATACGGGTCAACTTCGTGCGTTAAAAGAAAGTTTCAATTCACTTCAAATAAAAGATCCTAAAGATGCTAGGTTAAGAGAGCTAGCAATAGCAATAAAAGATTTAAGAGCACAAAGAGAAGTAGAAAAAGATACAACTGGTAAATTAAAAGTAACAAGAAAAAGAAGAAAAGATGCAAAGACACCAGAGCAAGTAAAGGCAGAGATAGATGCAAAAGATAAAGCAATAGCAGATAGAAAAGCGAAAAAGAAAAAAGATGCAATGAATTTTATATCTCCAGCATCTGCACCTCCTGATTTACCTCCAGCTGAGAGTGAGAGTGGTGGTGATATGTCTGGTGTGCTTACAAAAATAGCTGGTGATGTGAATATCATCAAAGGTATTGTTGAAGCACAAAAGAATATTGAAGAGGATAAGATAGAGGATACTAGAGAAGCGAGAGAGAAAAAGAAAAGAAGCATGGCAGAAAACCTCATGGAAGGTGGGAAGAAAATGTATGAAAAAGTTGCTGGTACATTTGGAAAAGTATTAGCACCAGCAAAAGGAATCTTTGAATCAATATTTAAATTCCTAGCTTTGTTTTTCCTTGGTTCAGCCTTAATGAAGATACTTGATTGGTTTGGTAATCCTGCTAATAAAGATAAGATACAATCTATATTCAGGTTCTTGAAAGATTTTTGGCCTGTTATCGCTGCTGGAATTATAGCGTTGATGGGGCCTATTCCTGCATTTGTTGCAGCAATCGGATTAGCATTTGCAGTTGTTCCAAAGATAATCGATTTTGTTAAATCAATATTTGGTCTGAATAAAGATGTAGATAAAGAAATTAAAAAAGAAGAGAAAGATTATGAGAAGAATAGGAGAACTCTGCAACCTGATACAGACAAAGAAGAAAAAGAACAACAAGTAAAACCAGAGGAAACTCCACCAGAACAACAAGTAAAACCAGAGGAAACTCCACCAGAACAACAAGATGCAGAGAAAATGAATAAAGGTGGTATGGTTCCAGATGGAGGTAACGTAACCAAGATGAATCAAGGTGGTGAGGTTCCAGGCCAAGGAAACACAGATACTGTTCCTGCGATGTTAACACCTGGTGAATTTGTGTTGACTAAAGATGCAGTAAATAAAGTTGGTGCTGATACTTTATATAATATTAATGCTGCTGCTGGCGGTGTTGGTAAACCTTCACAACAGGAACCAGCTAAACCCACGAAGAAATCTAAAATGAAAACTTCAACTGTTGGAACCATGATGAATATGGGTGGTATGAAGATGGGTGGCATGACAAACAACATGTCATACATGGGTAAAGGTGGTATGACAAATAATACTTCATACATGAAAGAAGGTGGTATGATAAACAACATGTCATATATGGGTGAAGGTGGAATGGCAAATGTTCAGTATATGAAACTTGGTGGCATGGTTAAAAATTTCATATCTAAAACACCACAAGCTCGTGCTTTTAATTTTGCGAAGAATCAACTTAAAAAATTACCAGTTCCACCACCATTATCAAGAATGGCATCAAAAATACCTAAGTTAGAATTTAATCTTCCTAATATAAGTGGTGGATCTGATTCTATAGAATTAAAAGATGAGATACCCTCATTTAATGTCACTGCACCTGGTGGATCTGCAAAGGAACAGACATTGGGGATAAGGAGATAGTATGGCATTAGGAGCGATAGCAAAATCAGTTGGAGGAGCACTTGTTAAGAAGAAAGCAAAACAAGTTGCTACTGATAAATTGATGGGAAGAGGTAAAAAGAAAGATAGCGGAATAGTGAAAAGTAAAACCAATAAAGAGATTATTGGAAACATGATGGGTAGAAAAATTGGTAGTGAAAAAACAACAGATATTCCAGCATCAAAACAAACTATTAATGTAACTCCTTTAGGATCAGACTCTCCTGTAAAAACAAGTAGTGGTGGTGGAGATATAAAGATAGTACAAGATATCAGTATTGCGGTATCTGCAATCGCTGAGAGTATGAAAAGTGGTCTTGTATTGAAAGAAAAAGCACAGAGAAAAAAAAGATTAGCAGAAGAGAGAGATAAACGTGCAGCACAAGAAGCTGAAACTGAGAAACCTGATAAACCAAAAAAAGAAAGTGGGATGCCTAAGTTTAAAATACCTGGTGTTGGATTATTAGATGGTATATTTGGTTTTATCACTAAGTTTATATTTGGTGTTGTTATAATGAAACTGATAGATTTACTTCCTAAACTTAAAGGATTGCTTGAAGTTCTTAAGGGTGCAGGAGAGGTATTTAATTTCCTCATAAGTGGTGTTGGATTTATTCTTGATGCTCTAATAGGTGCTGTTGATTTCGGATACAAACTTGTTGATGGTGCAGAGAAAATAGTGGGTAAAATTTTTGGTGAGGAGGGTGCTGAAAAATTCAGAACTTTCATTAAAAACTTTACGACATTAATAAATTCATTTTTAATATTTAAGATACTCAAAGCAAAAGTTTTTGATGCAATTGTAAGAAATATAAAAAATGCGTTTAAATTCGCTAAGAATATTATTAAAACTGCTGGTAAAATTGCAGCTAAACTTTTCCCGAATTTAGCTAAAGGAGCAGGAAAGTTATTTCAAGCAGGAAAAGGATTAGTAAGTAAAGGTATTGCAAAGGTTGGTGGATTTGCTGCTAAGATATTTGGTAAAGCTGCAGGAGTTATTTCACCTGCATTCAAAGGTGCTAAACCATTTCTTTCTAAGTTCTTTAGTAAAGTTCCGATTGTAGGCCCTCTTGTCATTACTATTGTATCTCTTTTATCTGGAGAACCAGCATCTCAAGCTATTTTTAAGGGATTAGGTGGAGCAGTGGGTGAGGCACTTGGATCTCTCATACCAATACCTATTCTTGGAACATTGATTGGTGGAGCGATTGGTGTGTTTATTGGTGATTTACTCTATGAAGGATTAATGGGTGAAGGATGGGGTGAAGTTGGTAAGAAACTAAAAGACACTTTCATGACTATGTTCAAAGGTGGTAAAGCAGTATTTGATTTCTTTAAAAAAGGGTTTGGTAATTTTATTAATTCATTTATGGAAGAACACTCTTTTGAACTTCCTGACTGGGTCTCAGGAACTATTAAAAGTGTTACTGGATTGGAAATAACAAAACTTCCTAATCTTCTTCAGTTGTATAATCCATTCGTAGTAGCTCCTCTTCTTGTTAAATCATTCTTTGGTGGAGGTGGGGAAAGTAGTGGAGGTAATTTTAAACCTGTTGCTGATAATAAAATTGAGGGTCGTATCTCTAGAAGTGAACAGAATAAGGCTGGTAAAGATGCAGAGGCAGTGGCAGCAGAGACAACCTATGAAAGTGGTGAGGGTAATGAAGTAATCGTTCCAGTTCCAGTTGTTCAAGTAAAAGAAGTTAGAACTAATAGAAGAGGTAGTGGAGCAAGAAAACGTAAAAAAGATCCTGTAGATCAGTCTGCAATTTCCATGTACGCGGGTAAATAGTATTATGGCAAATACATCTAAAAATTCAGAACCAGCTAGTATAACAAAAGCAGACGTTACATCTAATGTTGATAGTCAAAAGTCTGTTGGTTTAACTAATGGAATACTTCGTTTGACTTACTACGAGAGTATTTTACAGGATTCTATCAAAGCATTTATTGTTTATGGTGATGTGGGAAATGCGATTAATGGCCAATCTGCTATAGAAGGTCTTCCAATTATAGGAACTGAAGATTTTAGATTAGAGTTCGAGGATAATCAAGAGAATAAAATTAAAGTTGATATGATTGTAAACTCTGTGACTCCAATTTATGAAGATACAAATAAAAATGTTGTTAGTTTAGAATTAGTGTCAGAGGAGTTTATTCGTAATGAAATGGGAGAGTCAAGACTACGTTCTAGATTTGATGGAAATATATCTGATAACATAGAAAAAATATTTAAAGATAGATTGAAAACTAAAAAACCATTAGATATTGAGAGAACATCTAATGATTACAATTTTGTTGGTAATGGTCGAAAACCTTATTACATGTTAAATCTTTTATCTAAACAATCAATTCCAGAGGGTGGTGAGGATGGTAGTGCTGGTTTTCTTTTCTTTGAAACTGCAGATGGATACCACTTCAAATCTATTGATAAATTATTTGATAAACCACAAAAAAAATCATATATTTTTAACAACTCTACCGATACAAAAGTAACTCCACCAGGATATGATGGAAAGATATTGGAACAACAGTCAGATAGTTCTGTCAACGTTCAGGCAAAAATGAACATGGGTGCTTATAAGACTAAATTAGTTTTGTTTGATCCTTTCAATTGTGAGTATGTTGTTGAAGAAAAAACTGCCGATGAGGCCGTGCAAAAAAATAAAGTAAAACTTGCTGGTAAAAAACTTCCTAAATTTAATAATAAATTTGATACTCCTAACAAAGATTTCACAAGAACAACATTTATGTTAATTGATAGCGGAACTCTCCCTGCTGGTAGCACAGATGAGCAGATAAAAGAAAACCAAAGAGATAATTTTAAAGCAGCACAAACATTAAATCAAGCAATCCGTAGATACAATCAACTTTTTTCTGGTATGATGGAGATAACTATCGCTGGAGATTTTAGTTTACATGCAGGAGATGTAATATTTGTTGACATTCCTGCTATTGATAGTGAAAAAAGCGATACCCTGAATAGGGAAAGTGGTGGTCTATATATTATAGCTGACTTATGCCACTTCGTCAATGCTGATGGAACTTATACTAAATTAAATTTAGCAAGAGACTCCTTCGGTAGAAAAGGTAATCACAGTAAAAGGTAACTATTATGTCAAAAATTAAACACGATTTAGATCACGAGGTTTATCTTGATCCTAAAGATGAAAAGGAACATATTAATCATGGAATGTTAGAGTATAAAAAATCAGAACTTGAAGAGGTTCATGCTAATTATGAGGATGCACATAAAGATGATGTTGTTGATCCAAATGAGGGAAAGATAAATGATTGGCACACTCGTCATGAGGATAAGCATTTAGAAATCTATTGCGACAATCATCCCGATGCATTTGAGTGTAGAGTATACGACGACTAACATATGGAATCGTCATTATTTAATTCTAGCTTTCTAGGATCTGGCTTTAATTGGTGGATAGGTCAGGTTTGTGACGATTCAACATGGAGAGAAAACCTTAATCCAGAAACGTTTGAAAAGACTGAGGATATACCTGGTTGGGGTTATCGATATAAAGTTAGACTCATGGGTCATCATGACAAAGATGAGTCAGATCTAGAAGCAAAAGATTTACCATGGGCACAGGTAATGTATCCCGTGACTGCTGGTGGTGGTCAAGGTGGATCATATCAAACACCTGGAATTAAACAAGGTAATTTTGTTTTTGGATTTTTTCTTGATGGAAAGGATCAACAAACTCCTATAATTATGGGCATACTTGGTAATAATGCCAAGACTAAACTTGAGAGAAAGACAGGAACTGAGGGTAGTGGTGGGGAAAATTTTACACCACAAAGTTTTTATTCTAAAAATCAAGACGAAGAACCAAACGAACAAAAGAAACTTAAGGATGGAGATTTTGCTCCAAAACAAGCAGGAA